TGCTACATGATCCCGCACTTCTCGGCGATCCTGACGCTGCCCACCTCGAACTTCGCCTCGATGTTCGCAAAAACGCGAATTGACCCTGTCATTCGTGAAAGCGAGCCGCTGCGCGAGGCCGTCGTCGGTAACAACGACAGCACGGAGCTGAAGCAGATCGGCAGCTCCCTGCTCTATATCCGCGGCACCTTCACGCAGAATGCCGCGATCTCGGTGCCGGCCGACATGCTGCTGCATGACGAGGTCGACTTCTCAGACCAGGACGCCCTCACGAGCTTCCAGTCGCGCCTGACGCACTCGAAGCTCAAGTGGAAGATGAAGACGAGCACGCCGACCGTGCCGCGATACGGGATTGACGATGAATTTTCGAACAGCAATCGCTGGTTTAATTTTGTCCGCTGCTGCCACTGCAACCACAGCTTCATCCCGAGCTACCAGGAGCACGTTGTCGTCCCCGGTTTTCAGGGCGACATCTTCTCGCTGGACAAGACGAAGCTACCGCGCACGCGCTGGCGCGAGGCCTACCTCGCCTGCCCCAAGTGCAAGAAGCGCCCGGACCTGAGCCTCGACTTCCGTGAGTGGGTCTGCGAGAACCCGGACGAGCAGCACAACGCCGACGGTACGCAGCTCTCGCCGTTCGATGCGCCGGGCTTCATCAGCGTGCAGGATCTGATGCTCTCGCGCACCGGCTACAAGCGCCTGACGGACTTCAAGAACTTCGGGCTCGGGCTGACCGACGAGGACGAGCTGAGCGGCATCCAGCTGGCCGACCTTGACCTGATGGAGATGGTGTACCTGCCGGGGCTGGTCGGCTGCGTGCTCGGCATCGACATGGGCACGACCTGCCACGTGTCCGAGTGCTACATTGACGCTGGCAACCACCTGATGCAGCGGCGCGTGCACCGGATCGACTACAAGCAACTGGACGTGGAGCTGGACAAGATCGTGCAGCGCTGCCGGCCGATCGTCATGGTGATGGACTCGCAGCCGTTTATCGAGACCGTCTACCGGCTGCAGCGCAAGTACAAGAACCTCTACGCGTCGGTCTACGTGAAAGCCAAGGGCGTGAAGCCTTACCGCATGCTCGATGAGGAGGAGGACAAGGTCGACGCCCTCTTCGACGAGCGCCAGATCAACGTCAACCGCAACGTCGCGCTCGACTTCCTGATGGAGGACATCCGCGCGGGCATCGTGGGCAACGATCCGATGCAGCCCGACGAGGACCGCCTGGAGTTCCGCGACCATATGCGCGACATGCGGCGCGTGCGCATGGCGTCCAACCTGAACCAGCCCGACACGGATCAGTACCAGTGGGTGAAGTCGAAGGTCGAGATCGACCACATGCACCACGCCCTGCTCTACGCATGGGTTGCGTCAAAATTACGCCTCGCCGCGCGGCCCGTCATCCACGTTTCGAGCCTCGCCTTCATGTCTAAAATGCGCTTAAAAACAACCCTTTAGTTGTATCGGCAGGTAACAGGGCTTGGTCAGGACCGCCTCGATGGATAAGAATACCTGCCATTCCCGTAATCCGGAGTCACCTCATGAACGCGAGCGAAAGATTCGACGCGGCCCTCAGGGACTTCCGGCAGTCGCTGGATCTGCTGGAAGAACCGGGCCGCCCGATCAGTACAGTTTTCCAGCGCCGGGGTCGGCGCCTTTACCTCGTACGTGTTACCCAGTGTTGGGCGTCGAACACAGGTCCGAACTACAGCCCCGCATACTTTACGCAGGATCTGAGGCACCATTAACCAAATGTCCCACCGAGCAGTGCAACCCCCACCATCGCTCAGTGACGAGTGATTTGAAGCCCGCAGAGAAATCTGCGGGCTTTTTTCTTGCGACTTCATTTGACAGAGATCGTCAGGATAGCTAATCTCCGGGTCACGCGACTGGCCCACCCGGTCGCCAGATCCAGAACACCGGGTAAGAAGTAAAGCGCAACCCCCTGCGCCCGCCTCAAGAAGTCAAGGTCGTCGATGTAGGGCGACCTGTATCGCAGTGCTCCCCGCCTGCGGTATGCAGTCCTCAGTGTGTTGTGTCCATGTTCGGCCTGGCGCCGCGCATCGAAAGGTGCGCGGCGCTTCTCATTTGGGCCGATTTGTTGCGTAGTCCTCAGTAATCCGATACATTCCGGCTCAACACAAAGGTGGGGTATATGGCAGGCATCCGCGACTGGGCAAAATCTGTGATCGGGTCGCTCGTGACGAACGGGCGTACCGGCGCACAGCAGCGCCTCGCGGTCGACGCTGCCGAGCGGGCCAGAGCCGAGCCCAACCTGAGTACCGCGATGATTGGTGCGCGGCGCGTGGTGATCGGCGCCCGCAACGGGCAGGTCAGCTACGAGGTTCTCGGCCCCGTGCAAGGCACTGGCGGCCAGGCCGCAGACCTGCCGGATGTGGCCGACCCGAAGATCAAGGGCAAAGGCGGCGTCACGACGCCGACGATGTTCACGCTCGCGAAGCCCTCGCCTACCGCGCAGATGGTCGACAACGACCGCGGCACGGCGAACCTCGACCTCACCACGTTCCGCACGACAGGCACGACCAAGCAGACGGTCCAGATCTTCTCGAAGGTCAACCCGGAGCTGGCCGCGGCCGTCGACGCGTACATCCGCCTCGCGCTCACGGACTCGACGGTGGTCGCGTACGACCGCACGAGCGGCGTGGTCGACTCGCAGGGCTCGGCGGTCATCCAGCAGTGGATTCGCCAGAACGACCTGATCGGCCAGTACGACCAGGGCTGGAACCCGAACTTCACGCTGCGCGCGCTGTGCGAAATGTGGGCGCTGGAGCTGCGCCAGTTCGGCTCGGCGGCCGGCGAAGTGGTGATGGATCAGGCCCGCGTGCCGACCCGCATCCAGCCTGTCGGCACGCGCGACATCAAGTGGTTCCCGGCGCCGAACGCACGCTGGGCGATCCCGAATCAGCAGGTCGGCGGTCAGTACGTCCCGCTGAACTTCCCCGCCTTCTTCTACGTCTCGCTCGACCAGTCGCTCTACACGGCGTACGCGGAGAGCCCGATGGAGCCCGCGCTGCAGCCTGTGCTTTTCGGCCTGCAGCTGCTCAACGACATCCGGCGCGTGATTCGCATGAATCTGCACCCGCGCACGACCGTCGTGCTGAAGACCGAGGAGCTGCAGGGTCTTGTCCCGCCCGAGGCCCAGCAGGACCCGGACAAGATGCTGGAGTTCTACAACAAGTTCATCGCGCAGGTCGCGTCGACCATCGACGGGCTGGAGCCCGAAGAGGCGCTCGTGATGCTCGACTCGATGGAAGTCAAGATCCTCGACCGCGGCAACTCGACGCTCTCGAACGAGTACGACGTGCTCACGAAGATGGCCGATCAGAAGATCAGCTCGGGCGCCAAGGTGCTGCCGGGCGTGATCGGACGAGGCGCCAACGCCTCGTCCGCGTCGGTCGAGTCGATGATCTTCATCAAGCAGGTCGAAGGCAGCGTGCAGAAACCGCTAAACGACATGCTAAGCCGCATGTTCACGCTGATCCTGCGCATGCTCGGCAGCGACAGCGTCGTCGAATTCAAGCTCGCCGACATCGACCTGCGTCCGAAGGTCGAACTCGAAGCCTTCAAGGCACAGCGCCAGGCGCGCGTGATGGAGCTGCTCTCGCTCGGGTTCATCAGCGACGAGGAAGCGGCTATCCAGCTCAACGGCCAGCTGCCGTCGGGCACCTTCACGCCGCTCTCGGGCTCGCGCTTCTACGAGCCGACGACGGTAGGCGTCACCGCGACGAACCCGTACTCAGGCGACCCCGCAGGCGGTACGCCGGGTCAGGACGGTGGCGGCGGCAGCCAGAATGAACAGCTTGCCAACACGCCCGCAAAGGGCAAATCGGGCAGCAACCCAAAACAGGCGCAGAAGCCCGCGCCCGCCAAGACACCTCAGAAGGCCTAGACCATGAACCTCCTTTCGCTCCTCGGTGGGCAGATGCTTTGGGTGGGCGGCGCAGACTCGTTCGCCCAGCTCGTGATGACGCTCGTATCCGACGACTACAGCAGGCTCATGGTGGAGGCCGAGCGCGATCGCGCGGAGTTCTTCAAGGGCCGCGACTTCGCCCGCACGCAGCAGGCCGCGATGACGTCGAAACTGTCCGCTGCGATGACGAGCGCCGGCATTATGATGCAGGTCAACTCGGGCGCTGACGATAGCGAAGCCGAGGCCGAGCGTAAGGCGTTCAGCTCTGCCCCGCTGCAGGTGCTCGATAACGGCGTCGGCGTGATCTCGATCAACGGCGGCCTCGTGAACTCCGACAAGTGGTACCTCAAGTACCTCGGCATGGTCGGCTACCCGCACATCCAGGACTCGATCGTCGAGGCGTACTCGAATCCGGACGTGAAGTCGGTCGTGCTCTCCATCAAGTCGCCAGGCGGCGCCGTGTCGGGGATCGCCGAGACGGCCGCCGCGGTGCGCGCGCTCGGCACGATCAAACCTGTCTCTACGCACGCCGAGGGCATCATGGCCTCGGGCGGCTACTGGCTTGGCTCGCAAACGGGCGACGTGATGGCCGCGAGCATGACGCAGATCGGCTCGATCGGCGTGGTGATGACGCACATCGAATACTCGAAGATGATGGAGAACGCGGGCATCACCGCGACGGTGCTGCGCAAGGGCGAGTACAAGATGTTGATGACGCCGCACGAGCCGCTCTCCGACAAGGCGAAGGCGCAGGCGCATAGCGACATGAACGTGATCTATGACGCGTTCACGCAGGACGTCGCGAACGGTATGGGCGTCTCTCAGGACACCGTAAAAAACAGCTGGGGCGAAGGCCGCGTCTTCTGGACCAACGAGGCAGTTCAGCTCGGAATGGCAAATTCTTCAGGATCTCTAACAGATGCTGTTGCAAAATCGGCGCAAACCGCCGAGAATCGCGCCAAACAAGCAAATGGCGTATTCGGCCAACATTTTCAAAAGGGAATTTAGTCATGCCGACGATTCATGAACTGATGCAGGCGTCGAAAACCGCACTGGCAGCCAAGCAAGCGGCGCAGGCAGCGGGCGTCGGCGCGACAACCGCAACAGCTGCAGCCGCAGAGGCAGCCGCGGGCGGTGGCGGTGAAGGCGCTGTTGCCGTCCAACAGGCGGCAGCGGCCGGCGCAGGTACGGCTGCTGGCGAGCGAGGTAGCGAGGCAGGTGGTGAGGGAGCGGAAGCAGCAGCCGAGGCAGCGGCTTCGGCTGCAGCCGCCGCCGCCGCAGCAGCGGCAGCCACCCCGGCAGCAGCACCTGTCGGACTCGAAGCACTCGTGTCGAAGGTCACCGATCTGTCTATCGCCAACGCGAAGATCTCTGCAGAACTCGAAACGATGACCGCCTCGTGCGTCGCAATGATCTCGGTCGTGAGCGACTCGCTCGACCGCATGAGCATCGCAATGGGCGGCGGCAAGGTCGACGTGTCGAAGCTCACGCCGGAATCGCTGGTTGCCATGCACGCAGAACACGCAGCGAAGTTCGCCGCGAAGTTCCCGGTCGGCGGTGTGGCTGCAGTGCCTGCCGCTGCCGAGGAGTCGGAGCAAGCGACAGCGAAGGCCGACGAAGCTGCGTTCCACGCGATGCGCGTTGCAGCAGCTGGCGGGCAGTTGGCTGCGAAGAAGTAAGGCTTTGCCCGAATCGCAATAACCCGCCCTTGGGCGAACCCAATTTCTTCAGGAGTCCTGAAAATGAGTCTCAAGAAAGTGCTGCTGTCGGAAACTTCCGACGACCAGACGGAAAACGTCATCACCGTGAAGCTCGGCACCGTGGGTGCCCAGTTCTCGGACGCCGACCGCGGCAAGCCCGTGAAGCTCACCGGCCCGGCAACGTTCGGCCTGTGCGCCGCTGGCGACCAGATCGAAGGCTACGTGTCCTCGATCTCGAACTTCACGGCGGATGGCCTGACGGTGGGCGCGGTGCGTTACATCGAGCCGGGCAACAAGAAGGAAGCGATCATCGCCGCAGGAGGTTGGGCGATCGGCAACTACGTCGTGGCAGATGCGCAGGCCGCGCTCGGCACGTACAACGACGTGAATCAGTTCCCGCGCCCGAAGGTCAAGCTCACCGCCGACCAAGCGGCAGCGACGATCCAGGGTCTGCTGTTCCGCCTGCGCATCGTCGACGTGCTGCCGGGTTTCAACGTCGGCGACGCGAACGCAGTCGTCGTAGTCCAGCGCGCCTAAACAACGCAGCGTCCATTTCAAAAAGTCCTTTAAGGGGAACAGAACATGAAGGTAACCTTCCTCGACGCTGCGGGTGCCAACCAGCAAGTGTCGCTGCCTATCAACCTGTACCAGTTGGCTCACGAAGCCGGCATGACCGTCGACGCGTACCTGTCGAACAAGTACAAGACCGACCCGGCAAAGTACGGCGCAACGATGCACCAGATGTTCGCGTCCGCAGGTCTCTTCCTGAAAGACGACGTGACGCTCGGCATCAAGCGCCCGACGGTCAAGGAAGTGATGGCTGGCGGCTGCGACTCGCAGTTCAGCGTTGCAGGTTCGGCTAACACCGCCGACGCAGTGCCGGCCTCGCGAATTCTCTTCCCGGCAGCCCTGCTGCAGATGGTTGAGAGCCAGCTGTACGGCGACCGTTCGAGCGAAGTCGCGCTGTTCGACACGTTCATCACGGACAAGCAGACGGTCACGAACAGCCGCTACTGGTGGCCGGTTCTGGATTACACGCGTCCGTCGCAGGCCGTGTCCTCGCGCATCAGCCAGCTCGCAGAGCCGAACCTGATGATGACCATCACCGCGTCGGACAAGACCGGCTCGATCCCGACGTTCTCGCTGGGCCTCGTCATCTCCGACGAAGCGATGCAGCAGAACACGCTGGACTTCGTCGCACTGTCGATGACCCGCCAGGCCGAGATCGAAGCTGCTTCGCGCCTCGACGAGTGCGTGGAAGCGATGATCAACGGTGACGTGGACATCGGCCAGGCTGCCCTGCCGGTGAACAAGGTCACGGCATACGACCCGTCGATCACGACTCCGGGCGTGATCACGCACGTCGCGTGGATGAACTGGCTGTCGGCCAAGCGCCGTATCCGCCAGATCAACGTCTGCCTGATGACGCTGAACACGTTCCTGAAGCTGGAAAACCGCACGGGTCGCCCGACCAAGCTGGAAGACCAGACCGCTCAGCCGTTCGAGCAACGTCCGGACATCGTGCCGTCGCTGCTGAACCTCTCGCTCTCGGGCGTGAAGGTCATGATTTTCGACAACAACGTGATCCCGGACGACCTGATCGTTGGCTTCGACACGCGCTACGCAATGCGCAAGGTCACCAACGCGCAGGCTGAGTACTCGGCGATCGAGCGCATGGTCCTGCAGAAGGGCAACAGCATGCGTTGGGACTGGGGCTACACGGTTCACCGCCTGTATGACCAGGCGTGGGACGTGCTCTCGCTGACGGTCTAAGCACCGCGGCGCCGACTGGG